AATATTATTGATTGCCCTTTGATAAGCTAAAAAAGTTCTTGATAGTGAAGCGTCAAGATTATCTTTAGCATGTAGATTAATCCAAACCTTTTTATTGGCTTGGATTAAGTCGCGTTCTTTTCTAAGTTGCCTTAGTCTAATTGATTTTAATATTTCCATATTACCCCCTTTTTTTAAGTTCAATTCTAAGTTTAGCAAGGTGATTAATATAAACCCCAATCCAAAATTTTGTTTGCTGTTTAATCCACCTCTTATTGTTTAGCAAGTTCTCAGCTTTCTCAATGTTCTTGATTAAGTCGTCCTTGCTCATTTTTTGTATTTTCATAATTCTCCTTTTTAGTAAGTTTTTAATTTTTGTTTAGTCTCGTTATTCCGAGAGTTCCCCTAGTCATCAAGGGTAGCAATTGGTTTCCTCGCTTAGTGCATGAGTAATCCCTTTTTGGTTTCCTCGCTTACGATTTCTTCAATCTCTATATAAGATTATACATCTATTTACATATTTGATTCAACAAATTTGTAATATAAATTTGCATTAGTTGAAGCTGCTAAAGTCATTCAAAATCTGTGGATCCTATATCTGGGATAGTCATTCAAAATTCCAGGCCTGTACAATTTTTATACAGTCATTCAAAATTCCAGGCCTGTACAATTTTTGTACAGGGGGGTTATTAGACCTCTTAATCTGCCTGACCACAGCACCCCCTAACACGTACTCATTTGGATTTTTTGAAAAAGCAAAAAAGACGCACACAGCGTATCATAATGATACCTTCTTAAAATAATCCTTGACATTTTCCCTCAAATTTGATATACTTACATTATGAAAGTATTAAGTTTATTTGATGGAATAGCATGTGGAAAAGTAGCTTTAGAACGGGCAGAAGTACCTATAGATGAGTACTACGCTTCGGAAATAGATACTCACGCTATATCTATAGCACATAACAACCATCCAGACATGCGCCAAATAGGAAACGTACTAAACATAGATTATTCTAGATTACCTAAAATAGATTTATTAATCGGAGGCTCACCTTGTCAAGGCTTCTCTAATGCAGGAGGAGGTTTAGCTTTTGAAGACGAGCGTAGTAAACTCTTCTTTGAATTTGTACAAGCTATGGTGGATTTAGAACCTAAATACTTCTTGTTAGAGAATGTAAAAATGAAACAAGAGTGGGTCAATATAATTACAGAATATATGGAAGTCGAACCTATACTTATAAATTCAAGTTTAGTTTCAGGACAACATAGAGAGCGTTACTACTGGACAAATATACCAAATGTTGGTTTACCTTACCCAAAAAGATTAATACTACAAGATATACTAGAAGAAAATGCAGATAAGAAATATGATGCTACAGAAAATGCAATGTCAAAGTATGATGGAGGAAAATATTTAAATCCTACATACAAAGGACAAGGTAATAGAGTTCACGATATAAATAAACCCTCTCCTACTTTATGTGCGGGGTCTAATGGTTACTCAAATGGTTATATAAATTATCAAGACAGAATCAGAAAACTTACTCCAATTGAGTGCGAAAGACTACAAACTCTTCCAGACAATTATACAAAAGGAGTATCAGACACTCAACGCTATAAAGCTTTAGGAAATGGTTGGACTGTTGATGCCGCAACACATATATTTAAACATATCTAACACTTAAAAATCACACCTACTAAAAATACTTCTTGACATTCATGTCAAGTTTTGTTATAATTCACATATGGCAAAGAATCAAATATCTACAAGAATAAGCCCAGAAGGACTGGAAATTGCAAACGCATATCTCGAAGTCGGTAACGTAAAAGCTGTATCAATCAGACTACGAATTGACGAAGGAAAAGTATCAGAATACTTAGCTAAAAGAGAGGTGAAGCAATACATCGACCAAATATATCTAGACACGGGGTATCGAAACCGTTTTAAATTAGCCGAAGTCCTTGATGACCTTATTGACCGCAAACTCGAAGAAGCAGAAGAAAGTGAAGTATACACTAACAAAGATATTGCAGATTTAGTTGCCCTTTCACACAAAATTCGCATGGATGAGATGAAAGCTCAAACAGAATTAGAAAAAGCACGAGCAGCAAACATCAAAAACCAGACCAATGTCCAAATCAATAGTGCAGAAATGCCTTTTGGTCAAGGAAATTATGGTGAACTCATGAAAAAATTGTTAAAGGATAAATAAAAATGGAAAAGAAAATACTACAAGTCGTAAATTTATCCCCTTCAGAGTCATGGGTAGAAAAATTAACAAATGTTCACCCCATGAAGCAGATAACTTATGCTTCAATTATTCAAATTACAGTATTTTTTGCTATGCTCGGCATGTTTAAGGTAAACTCATGGATATTTTCGATTTAATTAGCAAAGTAGGAGCTCCTATTGCAGCTGCAGTATTGATGGGAGGCTTTATTTTCATCATTATGAAACAAATAATGAGTGGAGTAGTGAATCAAATTGGTACTTTGAAAGGATTTTGCGAAATGTTGGTAACAAGAATTAAAACTATGAACAATGACATTATAAGACTAGACACAAGCGTATCTAGCGCACTAGAATTAACACCAGATTTAGACAGAATAGCAAGAGCAGAAAATTTTGTCGAAGACGGTAAGCTCGATGTAAGGAGAGACTAATGATAGAACAAATGATTGCAAGAAAATTAAAAATAGATGTGTCTGAAGTAACAGATGACAAGCATTTAGTAGAAGACTTAGGAGCGGATTCACTTGATACCGTAGAGTTAATAATGGAACTTGAAACAGACCACGATATAGAAATTGCAGATGAAGATGCAGAAACTTTAGTGACTGTAGGAGCAATAAAACAGTATATAAAGGATAACGGATAATGGATATAGTAAGTGCTTGGGATAGCTTATCATACTGGGACGGCATACTATTTACTTTTTGGATAGGTCTATTATATACTTATAAAGTATGGATAGATAATAAATGGAATCGTTAATAACAAGTATACAGCAATATGGTTTCCCTATAGTTGCGATGGTTGGTTTAGGTTATTTTGTTTATTATGTATGGCAAACTATGATAAATGTTATTGGCCCCGCTGTAAAGGAAATGCATTTTGCATTAATAAAACTAATTGACCAAATAAGAATGCTTGACAACGATATGATTCGTCTCCAGCAAAAGGTAAACACTGTTTTACAAATGAAAGAAAATGAGAAAAAATTTAATAATAACACTACTAATCGTAACAACAAGTAATGCAACAGAATTAGTACATAAGTTTGGCTCGCCAAGTTTTAGTGGGATTAATCAATCCGCACACTATTTGACAATTGATGAGCAAGAAAGAACAAGAAAAGATGCTCTTGCTCAAAAAGCACAGGATGCTCTAGACGAAGCTCAAAGAGAAGCAGATAACACAACTCTTGCTAAATTTTTAAGAAACTTAGAATCAAGAATATACTCAACACTTGCAAAGGATATATCAGAATCTCTTTTTGACTATACAAATCCTGGCACATTAGAAAACCCTGTCACAGGTGAGATATGGCTTGAAGGAAACAGAATAATTTGGACAAACAATGGAGTCTCTATTACTCTCGTAGTCGAAGAATGGATGGATGGAGTATTGCTCTCAACAACAACTATCGAAATACCTGTAGGAAGCTTTGGAGGATGTTTTAGTGACTGTACGACTGGTTAGTATTTTATTCTTGCTTACTGGATGTGCTTCATTTGGAGTGCAACAGGATAATTGCTATAGATTTGAAGAAGGCTTTGGAAAAGATGTTGTAACTGGAGTAGCAAAAACAGGCACAGATAGAATGGTATGTAAGACAGGCCCCGTGATACAACCAAGTGCTACACAACAATTACTTAACTTACCTTATCCAAACCAGAAGACTGTTGTAGCAGTGTACAGCTTTGGAGATAACACAGGTCAAAGAAAAGGCGGAGATAACATTGCAAGTTTTAGTACTGCAGTAACTCAGGGAGCTCATCACATTCTAATTGAAGCTTTAAGAGATGCTGGTAGAGGAAACTGGTTTGTAGTTGTAGAAAGAAGCGGATTAGACTCTTTAACAAAAGAAAGACAACTTGTGAGAAGTACTTTTGAAAGTTACAACAAAGGAGCAGATGGAAAAACAATTTTAAAACCACTACTATATGCAGGAATGATTATAGAAGGTGGTATTGTTAGTTATGATACTAACATAAGAACTGGGGGTAACGGTGCTCGATACTTAGGTATCGGTATGAAAAATCAATATCGTGAAGACATCGTTACAGTAACATTAAGAGCTGTATTAGTTCAAACAGGGGAAGTCTTGTTAAATGTTACAACCACAAAAACTATACTATCCACAGGAGGTGGGGGCGATGTATTCAGGTTCATAGAACTTGGTACAGAACTTGTCGAAATCGAAAGTGGTAGTACAGAGAACGAGGCTGTTGGCCAAGCTGTAAGAGCTGCTATTGAAGCCGCTGTATATGGCTTAGTTGTACAAGGACTCGAAAAAGAGGTTTGGGATTTTAATTACTCAAGCCTGGGAGAGAAAGAATGAAAAAGATAATTGGACTATTCGCGATATGTCTATCTCTTACAGCGTTTGCGGGTAATAATGATTTATATATTACTCAAACAGGTACAGGACTTACACTTACTATTGATCAAATAGGTGCTACTAATACAGTTGGTAAAACCGATAATAGATTTACTTTGTCAGGTACTTCAATGACAGTAGATATAGACCAGATTGGTGATACTAACACCTTCTTGGCCTCACTACTTCAAGGCAACTCATCTAGTTGGACTTATAAAGTCACTGGTGATAGTAACACTGCTACTTTAGCAGGTGGAGCTACCGGAGACATTGCTAGTTCTGATTTTGACTATATTACAATCGGTGACAGTAATGCTCTTACATGGACTCAGGGTGCTGCTTCGACAGCTACCGGAGCTAACACTGACTTTACTATAACAGGAACTTCAAATGCTGTAACAGGTACTTGCGAAGTTGTGGGTTGTATAAATAATTGGACTATTAGTGGAAACAGTAATAGTATTACTACTACTCAGACAGGTTCTGCTGACCATCAAATCACAGCATCTTTAACTGGTAGCTCGAATACTGTTACGATTGACCAAACTGATACTGCAAGTACAAACGTTGCGAATATAATATCTACCACTTCAAATGGTACTATTGATGTAGATCAATGCGCTTCTGGCTGTTAATACTTTTTAGTATACCAGCCTTTTCAATTGAGATAGGAGAAATATCTGAACTAAAAGGCAATGGAGAAATTACTAGAGTAAACTCTAATGATTCTTTCAGTGCGGAGATAGCTTCAGATATTTTTTCCTACGATGATGTAAGAACAGGAAACGGAAGACTCGCGATACAGTTTCTAGATGATTCTATTGTAAAACTCACAGAACACTCAAAGTTAATTATAGATGAATATATCTTTGACCCAGACCCAGCAAAGAGTAAAATGGCTCTTAACATGGCATCTGGAACAGCTCGATTCATTTCGGGTGCTTTTGGAAAAATTAATAAAGAAAACATAACTATTAATACTCCTACAGCTAAGATAGGTATTCGTGGAACAGATTTCACAACAACAGTAGATGAACTAGGTAGAAGTTTAGTAATCTTACTACCAGATGAGAATGGAAACTCTTCAGGAGAGATAACAGTAACAACTGCATCTGGAGTAGAGGTACTTAATGAGCCTTTTCAAGCAACAATGGTTTCAGCGTGGGAACAACCACCCACACAAGCTGTAACTCTTGGAGGTCTCACACTTGGACTAATTGACAATATGCTAATTGTTCAAAGACCTGAAGAAGTTGAACAAGCAATCGAAGAACAAGAAGCAGGAGTCTCGCCTACCGCAGACTTAGATAAAGACTTCTTTGAAGATGCACCAGACTTAAACTGTGATGCTCTAGTAGAGGAATGTGACGAAGATGACAAAGAAGTTACAAGACTAGACATCGATTTGCTAAGTGTAGAGTTTCTAGTAGATTTACTAGCACTTGTAGAAACAACAAGCAAAAAGAAAGGACAAACTTCAGAATTAAATGGAGTAGAACTCGAAGGTATAATAGCAGGTTTTGACCCTGTATATCAAACATACACTTTTGTGGAAGAAGGAATGATTTACTTTGTACATGAAGGACAGAACAATTACGACATAGGTATCGATACAAATGCAGGTACTTATTTATATATAAACAACGCAGGAGTAATATTGGAGGTAAATATCAATGGTGCGGGTGATAACGTTATTATTATTAATCAGTCCCCTTAGCTTTGCTGGGGATAACTCTACTACGATTATTACAAAAGGAACAAATAATCAAATTACTACTAAGCAAGTAGGAAATGGTAATACTACTTATATTCTTTGTGGAGCAAATTCAGGTGGAACTCTAACAGGAGCTTCCTATAGCGCTCATAGCTGCACAAATGCCGTATGGAGTAGTACTATAGAAGGCAACAGTAATACAGTTAAGATGTATACTGTGTGGTCAAACAATATAGGAAATTCTTCTACTGTAACTATAGACGGCAATGATAATTATGCATATATTGACCAAGATGAAGACGACAATGTAGTAACTATTACTCAAACAGGCAACGACAACCATGCAGAAGCATTAGGCTCAGGAGACGACAATGTTTATTCAACTACTCAAACAGGAAACAACAAATATAGCAAAATATTCTATTTCGGTGATGATTCTAATATTACTGTTAATCAGTATGGGACTGGTCAACATAATTCTTATATTTATGGAAATGGTGGTGCGCACAATAACTCGGCTACTGTAATTCAGTATGGCAGTGGCAATAAGGATGCAGACATCTTTTTTTACAACTCTGATAATGAAGTAGATTTAACACAATATGGAACAGGAGCTCACGTAGCAAATATGAAATTCTATACAACAGGATATGATGTAGATGTAACTCAACTTGGAGCTACAAATCAAACATATACCGCAACTTTCAATTGTACAGCTGATTGTACAAAAACAATATCTATTACACAACAATGAAAAAATTACTACTCCTAGGATTATTTATTCAACTAGAGGCTTATGATTTTAACTTTGAGCAAATGAAGGAAGATGCGGAAAGAATAAAGGCTTCTGAGTATAGTTACAATTTTGATTTTCAAAATCCAAGACATAAATACTTTGCAGTAATAAATACATTAGATGTTGCTACTACGATATATGCCATCGAGAATAGAAATACTTTAGCAGAAGCTAATTATTTACTTCCGGCAAAGCCAGAACTTGAAGAGTTAATAATACAAAAAACTATAGTACTATACTCTCTATATCATTTAGGGCTTTTTAGCGAGTACCCAGAAGACCAGTGGTATATAAACGCAATGAACATAACTCTAACGGCTGCAGTACTAAGCAACCTATATCATATAAATACTAATGAATAAATTAATAAGCCCAAGCATAGGACTCTCCTTACTAGCACTTCTTATCTGGAATCCTTACCCTTTTAAAATACTTGAACTAAGTACATTCGATTACTTAATGTCAAACTCCCCAACAATTCAAAACGAAAATATACTTCTTGTCGATCTGGACGAAGAAATAGTAGAAGCTTATGGAGGGTATCCTCTACCAAGAAGTTTATTTGCAAGTATGATAGACAGAACCGAAGGTGTATCTGGTCTAACTATACTAATGCCTGACCCCGACTTACGTGACCCTACTAATGATTATAAATTAGGAGCGGTAATGTTTGATAAACCAACTGTGTTAGCGTATGCAGCTTCCACTCAAGCAACAGAGTCAGGACCTCATGTAGGTACAGCTCAATTAGGGGAGAATCCATTACCATGGCTATTGAACTATCCGGGAATTTTACGACAACTATCAATCTTACAGCTAAACGCAGAGGGCGTAGGCTTAATAAACTCAAGTCCAGAAATAGACGGCGTCGTCAGGCGCATGCCAGTAGTCGTAGGAAGCGGAAATAAACTATATCCAAGTTTTCCCCTCGAAATGTTAAGAGTAGCAGTAGGCGACCCAAGTTATCAAATTAAGACTAATGAAACAGGAATAGAATGGTTAAGAATACCAAACTATCCACTAGTAAATACTGATGCAAATGGTAGAGTTTGGGTACAACAAAATATAAAATTTCATAGACAAACTGCATCAGAGTATATGGAAAGCCCAATACCAGCACCTTTTGTTATCTTTGGGGTTACAGCGGAAGGAGTAACTAACCCAGTGCCCACAGCACAAGGAGCTGTATATCCGCACGAAATCCAAGCAAATGTTCTCCACTCTTTAATAGAGGGAAACAGTCCATCCATCCCGACATGGAATGTAGCAGTAGAGTTAGGAGCCGCCCTTTTAGCTCTACTATTACTTTCGATTACTGCATCTCGTATATGGTTATCAGTTCCAGTTTTATTACTAACTATTGGGGGGCTTATTTACTTTACGCTGGAAATGTGGAAATCTTCTTACTTGGTTGATGTTTCTGGAACTGTTTTAATCGCATTCGTTTTCTGGGCTATTGAAAGTTTCCGTAATTTCATTACGCAATATTTGCTTCGATTACAAATTAAACAACAATTTGGCACGTACGTTAGTCCGGCCTTGGTAAAAAAATTACAGGACGACCCCACATTACTGAGATTGGGTGGGGAGACAAAACGACTCACTTTTCTTTTTTCAGATATTCGAGGATTCACACCAATTTCCGAAAAATACCAAAAAGACCCTCAAGGTCTTACTCATTTAATTAACCGCTTTTTAGACAATCAGACTGAAATAATTTTGAAACATGAAGGCACAATAGATAAATATATGGGAGATTGCATCATGGCTTTCTGGAATGCTCCCTTAGATGTAGAAGAACAAGAAAGAAAAGCCACAGAGTGTGCTATCGAAATGAGAATAGCATTAGGAGAATTAAATGAAAAACTCAGGGAAGAAGGCCTTGACGAAATTAACACAGGGGCTGGAATCAACACAGGACCATGTGTTGTTGGAAATTTTGGGTCTAGTACTCGTTTCGACTATAGCGTACTTGGTGATGCCGTTAATCTAGCAGCACGATTAGAATCCTCTTGTAAAGACTACGATGCGGATTTAATCATATCTGAGCACAGTTTAGTTGACGGTTTTGACTACGAGTTCCTCGACGAAGTGACGGTAAAAGGCAAGTCTGAGCCAGTTAAAATATACACCATCAGAAAATAGTACTTGACTTTTAGTTGTCATTTTGCTATAATTATGAAAGAACAAAAAATGTTCAAAAGTTTAAGGGAATTATTATGGATGCTAATGAAGTGGCCGCAGAGCTTGCCAAGCATGAAGCTGTATGCGCAGAACGGTGGAAAACTTGTTTTAATAAGTTTGACGACATCGAAAACTCTGTAAGCAGAATAGAAACAATATTAATTAGCGTATCAGGCACCCTTATTGTAGCGGGCGCTGGCATCATATGGACTATGTTCGCAATGCATGGTTAGGAGAAAACATGAAAAAAGATTATCAAACAAAAGACATAAAAGCTACTAAGACTAAAAAAGTTGAAGAGGGAGTAATATTTGAAGACAGCAAACTTTATAAGTTTGTTTGGAAAGGAGAGACTCATGGCTTTACTAAATTAGAAAATGCAAAAATTGCATTAAAAAGAGAAAAAGGAGAATAAATGTCAAACTCAATCGAAGAAGCATTAAAAGATGCAGTCAAACAAGTAGAGTCAGGAACAGTACAAGAAGGAAAAGGAGCAGAACCAGAAGCATCTCCTCTCTCCGCTAGAGTAAAAAGACTACTTGCAAGAAAAACAAATCTTCAAAGAAATAAGAGACAAAAATTACCTAAAAATTTAAGGTGAAAAAGAAAACACCTGAAGAAAGATACAATATTTGCAAACAATGTCCACACTTAAAAAAGTGGAAAGTTTGTGAACTTTGTAGTTGTTTTATGCCCCTCAAAACAAAAATAAGATGGGCGGAGTGTCCAGACAAACCACCGCGTTGGACATAGGAGCACTAAATGGCATTAACTGCTAAACAAAAGAAACTACCAAAAGCTTTACAAAGAGCTATCTTAGCAAAGCAAAAAGGTATGGGTAAGAAGAAGAAAAAGAAAAAGGGTGGAAAGAAGAAGCGTTCAAGAGGCTAAACCTCTACCAGACTTTACCGTCTGGCTATGGTACTTTAGGAAAATAAAAGACGTATGTCCCTGGTCTTATAAATCATTTATAGCAGGTACTACAAATATTGTTCCCTTCAAGTTAGATACTCTTATAGAAAACGAATCTAACTGGAACGAGCAACCATGGGAGGTGATCATCTACACAATGGGTGAGAATCAGACTCTTGACGAAATGGACTCCATAGTGGAGAAAAGAAATGAAGTCCAGGACACTTGTGAATATTTATGGTCTCACCCATCTTTTTCAAAAGGTGGAAACAATCAAACGCCTCAACCTATTATTATACAACAGGACAGGGCAAGATTAATGGAATTAAGAAATGGCAGTAAGAAAGAGAAAAAGGAAGGTCGCTAAGAAAAGGCCTGTGCCAACCAACCCTGCACTATACGCAAGAGTAAAGGCAGAAGCAAAAAGAAAATTTAAGGTCTATCCAAGTGCATACGCAAATGGGTGGTTAGTAAAAACATATAAGCAGCGTGGCGGACGATACAGAATGGGCGTTGCAAGGAAAAAGAAAAAATGATAAATTGGTTTAAACTTAAACTAACACAAATATTAAATATAGTCACAGGAAAAGATAAAAACTGGGACGGGTCAGTAGATATCAAAGATAAAATGATAGCAGCTGAACAAAAAGCAAAAAATGGCTAAACCTAAAGGCGGATTATCAAAGTGGTTCAAAGAAAAATGGGTAGATATATCTAGACCTAAGAAAAAGGGTAGGTATCAACCCTGTGGACGGAAGTCTGCAAAAACTTCACGAAAAGGATACCCAAAGTGTGTACCTTTAGCACGTGCAAGAACAATGAGCAAAGCTCAGAAAAGGTCGGCAGTTCGCCGTAAGAGGGCAGTACCTCAAGGCGTTGGTGGAAGACCCACTAACGTACGTACTTTTACTAAACGGAGA